AAGGTAATGCCAAGTGCAATTACTGAAAGCACATTGCCTCTCAAGATGGGTGAAGATGATAAGACTGAATACAAGACAGTGCAATACGACCAATTACACGGCTTACTAATCGAAGCTATCAAAGAACTTAAAGCTGAAATCGAAGAACTAAAAGCGAGGTAAGTTAGATGGCTTTACCATCCAGCGGACAGATAACCCTAAATCAAGTTAACGTAGAGCTTGGCCTAAGTGGTACAGCACAAATTGGCATGAACGACAGTGCTGTGAGGGGTTTGTTCGAGGTTGCATCAGGTGAAATTGAAATGTCTGATGGTTATGGTAAGGCAAATTTCTCTCCAGTAGTTGCAACTGGAGGTACTATAACAACTTCTGGAGATTACAAATACCACAAATTTACATCTTCTGGAACTTTTCAAGTTACAGATGCTGGTGCTGGCGGTTCTATTGACTATGTAATTGTAGCTGGCGGAGGTGCTGGCGGAGGTGGCTTTAATGGCAACGGCTGTGGAGGCGGCGGCGCAGGTGGTATGAAAGAACTTACTAACAGTTCAGTCAGTACAGGTTCTTTTAGTGTTGTAATTGGTGCTGGCGGAGCTGGTGCAAAGGATGATTCAAATGCAGGCAACAACGGCTCTCAATCAAGTGTGTTTGGCAACGCGTCTACTGGCGGTGGCGGTGGAGGTGTTCGTAATGGTGCTGGTGCTAACGGTAATAGTGGTGGTTCTGGCGGCGGAGGCCATAGTTTTGGTCAAGGTTCAGGAGGCAGTGGAGCTAGTGGTCAAGGTAATGCTGGCGGATCAGGTAGTAATGGTGGTAATCGCGGTGCTGGCGGTGGCGGGGGTAAATCTAATACAGGTGCAAATGGAAACACTTCTGCTGGCGGTAATGGGGGTAATGGTAAATCATGGTATGGTTTTGGCACTTACGCTGGCGGTGGCGGTGGCGGTTGTTCGTTTAGTACAGGTGGCTCTGGTGGTTCTGGCGGGGGCGGACAGGGCGGAATAAACACAGATGGCGGTGGCTATGGATGGTCAGACGGATCGGGTAATACAGGCGGTGGCGGTGGCGGTTCAGGCGGTGCCTTTGGTGCTAGTGGCGGTTCTGGAATCGTTGTTCTTCGATATAAATATCAATAAGGAGAAACATCATGGCACACTTTGCAAGAATTGAAGATGGCATAGTTACTCAAGTAATTGTTGTAGATAATTCAGATATACTTGATGATGATGGAAATGAGTCAGAAGCTATTGGCAAAGCCTTTTGCACTAATCTTTTAGGTGGCGATTGGGTGCAAACATCTTATAATGCAAGTTTTAGGAAAAACTATGCTGGACTTGGGAATACTTACGACGTTAGCCGAGATGCTTTCATAGCAATACAGCCTTATAATTCTTGGGTTTTAAATGAAACTACATGCCAATGGAATCCACCTGTAGAACACCCAGACGACGGAGAAGATTATGGATGGAATGAAGAAACTACAAGTTGGGATAGATTCTAGCCCCTTAAAACACTAAAGGATTTAAATTATGCCAATAACGCCAAGTGGTACAATATCTATTCAAGACATAATGACAGAGCTTGATATTTCTGGTGCAACTTCTATGAACGACGCAGATGTTCGAGGGCTTATTGATAGGGCCGCAGGAGCTCGAATGTCTATATCTGATTGGTATGGAGCACAAAGTGCATTTTCTTTTACCCTTACATCTAGCGTGGAAGCTCAAGGCACTGACTTGAGCACTTTAGCAACAGCCGCAGGTTGGGACGGAACCGTACCCATCGTAATGACTGTAAACTCCGGTACATATATTCGGTCAACGACATCAACTCAACCAGCACTAACGATTGATGTAGCTGAGTCAGAAGTTATAAATAATGGTGCTATTTTTGGTTATGGAGGCAGCGCTAGCGGTGCTGGCGGACACGCTATTAAGATAAACGCACTTAGCACTATAATAACTAATAACAATGGGGCATTTATCGCAGGTGGCGGTGGAGGCGGTGGTGGTACTGGAGGCGGTGGTGGTGCAGGTCAAAGTGCATATAACACAGCTTCAAGTAATGGTTCAACATCTGGTTCAGTTACTTTCCCCGGTGGTAGTACAGTAAATGTTTATTGGTCAGGATGTACAATATATGGCACTGTTATAGGCGGTACAGGTGGTCCACAAGGCGGTGGTGGTGTTACGGGTACTTCGTATATAAGCGGAGGTTGTAGTAGTCCATCTTACTTTCACAATCCACCCGGCGTGTATGCAGGTCAGCGTGCACAAAATGGTGGTGGTTCTGTCGCTAACAACCCTTCCCTAGGTGGTTCTGTTCTAAGCGCAACCTCAAACACAGATGGCGCAGGTTCTAACGGTGGCGGTGGTTGGGGTCGCACTGGCGAGAACAGTGGCGGTGCCGGTGGTGACGCTATCAATACGGGTTATTCATACACTTACACAAATAACGGTACAGTATACGGAAGTGTGTAATGAAAACCGTAATGGTAAAAAGGGTGGTAATATAAAATGCTTGGTTTTACAGCCTACGAATGTATAATAGCCGCTAAGATTAATCCGTATGAAAGGGCTTATGTAACATGTTAGGTTTCTCCCCATATTCAGCAACAGCCTTTTCTGATTTAGGTACAACCGAACAGCTATTTGTTGCTACAGGTGTTGTTGGTAATGGGGCTATCGGCACTGTATCAGTTACTGGGGATCAGATAGGTCTGACTCTTGGCTCTGTACAAGGCTCTGGGGTAGTTAACGATGTATCAGTAGATGCAGGGGCAACAGCTACGTTCTCTATTGACCAATTAAACGGCAGTGTTAACCCCGTAATCGCATCTGCTGATATTACTGTTTCTGTTAGCGGTGTAGGTTCTACTGGATCGTCGGGTAGTGTTACTGCTACAGGTGGTTCAGATATCGCCCTTTCGGGCCTTGCGGGTACTACAAATACTCCGAGTGTTTCTACTGCTTCTAATGCTACGTTCTCCGTAACAGGCGTATCCGGGGCTATGGGTATAGGCACTGCACAGGGCCAAGCAGGTGCAGGTGCGGATGTCACTGGAGTTTTAGCTACAGGTAGTGTAGGCTCTATAACAATGACGGGCACAGGATTGGTAACTCCGATTGGGGTATCGGCCGAAGGTAGTGTCGGACAAGCACTTGTATGGGGCAGAGTTAAACCTAATCCCGGTACAGTATGGACAAGAATAGCAGCATGAGGATGAACAATGCCTAGTACATATACAGATAATGGCGGTATAGAGCTTCCAGCCAACGGAGAACAAGCCTCTACATGGGGCAATACTGTTAACGACAACATGAACATAATAGACCGCCTGATTAATGGTGTAGGCGCGATTACCCTATCTGGCACGACACATACTTTGACTACTAGTGATGGCGCACCTTCTGACGGGCATTATAAAGTTCTCGTGTTAGGAGGCTCTCCTTCGGGCACCAATACAATAACTGTGGCCCCAAACAACGGGCAGCATGTATATATTGTTAAGAACAATAGCAGCCAAACAGCTACATTTACTCAAGGTTCTGGGGCAAACGTCAGCGTGGCAACGGGCGCAAGTAAGATTATATACTGTGACGGTGCAGGTTCTGGGGCTGCTGTTGTGGATATTACAGGTTCTTTGGACCTTGGAGCGTTAGTTATAGGGGGCGCTACAGTCACTGCAACCGTCGCAGAGCTAAATATAATGGACGGAGTAACATCCACAACCACTGAAATTAATAAACTTGATGGGTATACCGGTGATGTTAACGACTTAAACTACGCTAAAGATTTACGAGCTACAGGCGTTACAACTGCTGAGTTTGATATTCTTGATGACTTAACAGCTACAACTGCTGAACTTAACTTAATGGATGGGGTTACAGCAACAACGCAAGAGTTAAACTTTGTTGATGGAGTTACCTCAAACATACAAACACAGCTTGATGCTAAAGCGCCTTCTTCAAACCCTACGCTCACAACACCTACGCTTGGCTCTGCTATTACGATAACCGGCGGAACGCAAAGCTGGACGGTAACAGCAGCAGGCACAAACTTAACTTTTGCCTATAACGGCACAAACGTTTTCCGTATAGATAGCTCTGGTAATATAGCCGCAAAAGGTGATGTCACTGCATTCGAGTCTCTATAAAGACTCGTAATTATTCCGTTGGAGGTTTAATATGCCACTACAAAAACTTCAGTTTCGTCCCGGGATTGTGCGGGATACAACTGACTATACTAACGAAGGTGGTTGGCGAGATGGGGATAAAATCCGTTTTCGTTTAGGGTTTCCCGAAACTATTGGAGGTTGGACTCGATATACCAGCAGTACTTTTCTTGGGACATGTAGGGGTCTTCATAGCTGGATATCTCTTACTGGCGCAAACTTTATTAGCGCAGGTACTAACTTAAAGCTTTATATACTGGATGGTAACGACCCAATAGACATTACACCTATACGTGCAACAACTTCTGCAGGGGACGTTACTTTTGCGGCTACTAATGGTTCTTCTACAATTACTGTATCAGACACAAACAACGGCGTGTTCTTAAACGATTTCGTTACGTTTTCAGGGGCGGTAAGTCTTGGTGGTGCTATCACCGCTGCGGTGTTGAACAAAGAGTATCAGGTTGCTTCAGTAGTCAACGCTAACTCCTACACTATCACTGCTACGGCTACGGCTAACTCTTCCGATACAGGAAATGGTGGCGGTTCTGTAGTGGGTACATACCAAATAAATTCGGGTTTAGACTCTGCTGCTAGTGGTAGTGGGTGGGGCGCGGGTACTTGGAGTCGTGGGAGTTGGAGTTCTGCGGCGGACGTATCTATAGCAGGGGCTCAACTTCGTTTATGGTCTATGGATAATTTTGGGGAAGACCTTATCGCTAATGTACGTGGTGGGGGTATCTACTATTGGGATGCTTCTGCGGGTACTTCTGCTCGTGCGGTGGACATTACTACACTAAGTGGGAACAACCAGCCGCAAGCAGCTAATCTGGTTCTTGTTTCTGAAAGAGACCGGCATGTCCTTGCCTTTGGCTGTGACCCACAAGGTGATCCCGGAAATCTTGACCCTTTAACTATACGTTTTTCTGACCAAGAGAGTTTTACTGATTGGGCGGCAACATCAACTAACACCGCTGGGGAACTACGTATAGGTACGGGTTCTGAAATCATTGCCGCGGTGCAAACCAAACAACAAGTTATAGTGTTTACAGACCGTTCCGTGTCTTCGATGCAGTTTATCGGGGCACCGTTTACCTTTGGTTTATCTGAAGTATCTACAAATACTTCTATCGCAGGGCAGAACGCTGCCGTTGCTTTTGGGGACTCGGTTTACTGGATGGGTGACGAAGTCTTTTATGTGTACGATGGTAACGTAAAGCTTATACCATGCCCTATAGAAGAATATATTTTTGACAGTATGAACCTTTCACAACGCTCTAAAATAACTTCAGGGTTAAATAGTAAATTTAACGAAGTGTGGTGGTTCTATCCGTCAACCGAGAGTGAAACAAATGATAGTTATGTAGTTTTTAACTACGCCGAAAACAGTTGGTATTATGGAAACCTTACCCGCACCGCATGGTATGATAATGCTCTTTCTAATCTACCTATAGCTGCTTCTACCGATGGGTACTTATATTTCCATGAAGATGGGCTCGACGATGGTAGCACTAACCCTCCCAGCCCTATAAGTAGTTATATAGAATCTAGCGCTATAGATATGGGCGACGGAGATCAGTTTATGTTTGTGTCAAGAGTTTTACCGGACTTAACATTTCGTAGTTCTACCGCTACTCCGTTAGCCACTTTTACAGTGAGTGCTAGGGATTTTCCCGGAGCTAACTTTGATCAGACAGATTCCGGTAATGCAGTGCGTACGTCTGAAGCACCTGTCGAGCAATTTACGGAGCAGTTGTTTTTCCGATTGCGAGGTAGGTCTATGGCTTTAAAAGTTTCGTCAAATACGGTCGGGACGCAATGGAGACTTGGTACACCTCGTGCAGATATGCGTACAGATGGGAGGCGTTAAT